TTGCGCATTAACTTGTGTATCTTACGGATAAAGCTTAACTTGGGCTTCGGCTCTTCAAACGTTTTAACCGTCATTGGAACTTGACCCTTTGCTAATTGCTTTACTTTGTCAGACACTTCCACTGCTGGAACGTCCAAAACATTGGCGTTATAGTGATCAACAATTTGCTGATTACTAACCAGATGGATACTCCATATGCCCTGGCCTATTACAGGTCCCTGGTCATAATATCTGACCTCTTCCTCTACACCCGGTTGGGGTCGAGGAGGGAAAGCCATTTCGACAACCCATTGTGGGATGCCGCTGGCTGTACACCCGTCTTTTACTTGCAGGGCCAAAAGCCCTTCGATGCGAGTAACTCGGAAACTTGTCGCCAAAAGTGGCAACTTTTCTGAGAATAAGTGATAAAACACTTCGGGTGGTATGTCATTCAGACCTTCACATCTAGGACTAAATCCAAATGGACTAGGCAGAGTGGAGACTGTTTTGATCATAGCTCTTAAGTTCTTGGGGACTAAATCTAACCCCCTTGACCCGTATTGGCGAATTACTCCAAGCGGATCATCAACAAGATCGGTAGGTGAAGCTTTATAAACTGGCAATTTGCCAAATTTATCTATAACTCTACCAGCGAACTCAGCAACCCCACTATCAAAAAGTGATTTCTGATGTGAGATAGGAACTTTCAAGCCTTCCATAACCCTCAGATACCTCCTAACCAAAGGAGACGACGACATTACTATGTCATCCCCTATAATTCTGAAATTAGAAGCATCTCCTCCTATACTCCTTACAAGGAATAGATGGAAGAGAGTGAAGGCCGAGAAAGATGGACCGGTGCCTAATGGCTGTCCGGTTTCCCACTTAATCTCCTCACCTGATGGTGTAAACCAATACGATCTAGATATACTCTCAAAAATAGAAATATCCTCTTTTAACAGAGGAAAGAGAGTGTTCAGAAGATCCAGCTGATACGCTAAAGGAAGGAAATCCGTACAAGAGGAA